TGACCATCATAACTTTTTGAGCCTACTGTTTGTTTTGCTGTTTCAAATTCCTTTAAGAGATTATTAAGAAGAGTTTTATTACTTAGAGAATTAATTACTTCCTGTTTAAAAACAGCGTGTCCTACTTCATGAAGTAACGCTAACATAGCTTCACTTTGTTGTTGAGCGGTTGCGTTTTCTGGGAGGTTTATAATAATAACATCTGTTTCAGCATTACTTAGAATCCTACCTAATAATGGTTTTTTAACTCCATTACTATCTTCTACAGCCCCCAAAACAATTTGTTGTTGGTTTTGTACAAACTTATTTTCATAAGACTCGTCTGCAAGAATTACTTGTAAATTTCTATTAAACTTAAATTCATTTTTAATAATATTTATTAATTCATCAACCGCGCGGCCCTCTTTAAGTCTATCTTTTAAACCTGAAGATATATTTACAGCAGGTTTTTTTGCTCCTTGTTTTTTAGGGAGCTCTAAAAAGCTAAACCTATCTCTAAGCTCAAACTCCATTTTTGCTCTAATATCAGCTACATCTGTTGTGTCTGTTGGCGATTCCTCAAAAACAAAAGCGGGTTGTCTACCAAGCACTCGTCCCGTCTCTGGGTCTCTTGCAACCCCCCTATTTGATACTTGTTCAACACGAGGGGATTCAAACGTGCCTGTAACTAGTCGCTGCCCCTCTGCAGCTCCAGGCCCCGTTGGTACAAAATCAGTTTCCGATTCGGCCCCAACAATGTCTCTAGAACGACTTCTAATATCTTTTAGCTGTTCTTGGGTGCTCTTTTTTTGTTCAATTAAATTATCACGCAAAGCCTTTTTTTGATCAAAATTTAATTGAGCAATTGCAGGGTCATTTGGTGTTTCGGATAACGTGTCTTCTATACGAGAATCAAAGTCAGCAATTTTTTGTTCTAATGAAGTAACATTAGCATCAAACTCCCCTCTCGAAGTAATTAATTCAAATAAATCAATATGCCCATCGGGATTTTCGGGGGTTACTTGACTAGGTAAACTTAAAACAGGGGCTTCATAAAAAAATTGTTGGTTAACGCTATCAATAGTAAAAGGAACGCCCCTATAATAAAGTTGATACCCGTTTAATAATAGCTCCGTTATTGCATTCGTAAACCCTTGAAGTGCTCTTTCTTGGGGTGTTTGTGCTGTTTGAGACATTTCGCCTTGCATATTTAAGTTACGAGTACCAAACTTAGTTATTTCAGGCATATATATCTGTTGCTGTCCTTCTTGCCCTTTTTCTATGTTTGTGATTGTCCAAAAAGTTGGGGTTTTTTTATCTACTCTAACTCGTTTACTTTCAATTCTTTTTGCTGTTTTAACCCACCTAGCCGTTTCAATTTCCATGTTTTGTGAGCCCATTGGCACACGAAGTTTTTTAATATTAAAAAACCCTTTTGGTTCACCGGTCTCATCTAAAACAGGGTCTATTCTAAAAATAAAATTTGAGTTGTTTTCAGATTCATCAATAAACCTTTTTAATAAAGAATCTGAATAATTACCTTCACTAATGTTTCTATTAAACTCTTCTAAAAATTCTGGGGCAATTAAATCTCTAGCTGTATCTATTGTATTTTGATCCTGAGCCCTCCCAGCTTTCCACCCCTCTTTAAATAAATCTGGTTTAACTGTTGTTACAGGAACTACGGGAGCAAGCGGGTCTGTGGGCGTAGGTTGTTGGCTGGCTTTTTTAGCATCTTCTTTTGCTTTTTGTAACTCCGGACCAATTTTTGCGGGTCGAATGGGGGTAGCATCAGACCCTTCTCCCTCTTCAACTACTGTTGCCTCATCAAAAAACTGAAAATTAGCTGGGGCCTCTTCATCTGGGGTTAGCGCCCCCTCCTTGTTTGGTTGTAAAGCAATAAAATCTTGTCGAAGTGTTTGTTGCTCTTTTGGACTTAATTTATCAATACCCCCAAGTCTTCTTGCTTTTTCAACTAGTCCTAAATATCTATCACGAATTGAATCATCAGTATCAGTAATATTTTCTTCATCAATATTAATATCCCTAGTCTCAACAGTTTTATCTAACTTGGCATTGCGCTCTTCTAGATGCTGCTTAACATTCTTTTTAATTATTTTTCCTTTAGGAAAAAGTTCTCTAGCTTTAGCTTCTACGGCTGAGGCATCTTTTACATTAGTAGATTGATACCAAATCGGGTTTCCATTTTCATCTAAAACTTCCACCACCATATCGTCTTCTGGTTTTCTGCTATGCTCGTATCCTAAAATATCCACTAAAGTATTATCTAAAGCTATACTATTTAAAGGATTTTCAACTGTAGTTTTTATAAACTGGTCTAGCTTATTTTGGTCTGTGGTAAATAACGCGCCCTGTCTAAAATTTTCGGGTGTTACTTCATTTTGTAAGAGTTCATTTTTTATTCTTTGTGCAAGTTCGGGGTTACGTTCTATTAAAACATTCATTTGATTAAAACTATTTGCATCTAAATAAACAGAATCCTTTGAGTTATTCTCATCAAAGACCGCATTAAATTGTGCTTCTAACCAATCTACGGGTTCTTTATATACATCCCCTATTTCAACATCTCCATAACGTTCAATGTTAAATTGGTTGTATTGGTCATTAGCATATTTTTCATCTACATAAGAACGTGCTTTTTCAACTACTCCTGTTACAGTGCCCCCAAGAGTACCTAATCCCGCACCACCAAAAAACCCAGCAAAAGCCGCATGGGCTCTATCTAATTTAGCATGAGCGCTTGTGTAGTTTGGATCAATTGCAAATTTCTGTTGGATGTTTATTTCTTCTTGAGCAAGTTCGGTTAAGCCTTCAATACCCGCCGTTCTTCCTGCTCCAGCGGCCATAGCTCCAATAATATTTTTATGTATAGGGCCATCCCCTTTTTTTAATTTATTTAAAAAATATTTAGCAACAAGAGCCTCTCCGCCTACCCCAATTACCGCCCCTGGTATTCCTATACCCGCAGCAGTAAACGCAGAAACCGGGTCTGTCATATCTTGTTCAGCGAAAGTGCCAAAAGAAACCCCTGCTAGTTGAGGGTATTCAGAAGCAAAAGCTCCTCCAAGAGCACCACGTGTGCTTGCCTTTTTTAAATAATTATTTCTTAGTTGTTGGTAGATAGCATCTTCTAAAAGTTCGTCGTCAAGATCTACTGCTTCATTTTTAAGTCGTTTTACAGCTAAATCTTTAAACTCTTTTTCCGCAACTTTTTTTGCTGCTAGGTTAGTAAGAGCTGCACTTCCCCCCATTCTTAAAGCACTGCCCCCCACAACAGCACCAATTCCTGCTCCCGTAAAAGCGGATACAATACTAGCTAAAGCTGTTGGAGTAAATTGTCCTGTAGCAAGAACAGCTTGATTTAAAAAACCCGAAAAAGTTGGTTCTTCTAAAAACTGTTCAAATTCTTCAAACCCAGCTGTAGCACTAGCAGCTTGACTTTCATAACGAGCAGCATCTAGTAATGCATCATTTAACCCTTTTTGGTCTCCTAAAATAGAGTTCCCTAGGGCCCGAAAATAACTTGTTGTAGAACCAAGACCCGCTACTCCGGCTTGACGGCCAGATTCAAAAGCGGCTAAAGGATCAAAGCCTGTATCCCTACCCCCGGGCAAAGTGCGATCTCTATCGGCTAGTGCCCCAACAGGCGCGTTTCTTGAGTTATCAGAATCGGCGAGTGCTCCAACACCCAAAAAGGCTTGAATAGGGTCTTTTTCATTTGCCATAACATTTAAGGTTGTTCATTTGGGTTTGTTAAAGGAGGAATAACTAGTCTTAAAATTCGCATTTGTTTTGGGCCCATCTTTCTTTCAAGGCGCCCATAATCTATACCCTCTTCTGACTCAAAGGTCCTGCCCCCTACTCTATTTACTACAACTAATTCAACAGGTTTCCCTTCTGAATCTGTCCTCCAAGCAAGGCGATCTGCATAATTTGCAAACCCGCCGGGGTCATCTGCGGCAAGAATATCTCCCCAAAAGTCTTTATCAAATTGTCTTATAGGAATACCATAGAAAAAATTTGGTTCCGAATCTAGTACACCACCTGTATAAACCATGCCCGAGATTAAACTCCTTACTCTTTGGAAAGTAGATTCGCCGCCTAATTTTCTTAAAAGACCTAAGTCTGCGCCTTTTTCTCGCATTTCATCAGATAAAGGTATTTCGGCTAAAGCCCCAAGTATATCTGCTTCGGCTTTAGCATATTGTTGTTGAAAATTCTCTGCCCCGAAAGCATCTATAGCGGCATCTATTGAAGTATTAGCGGTTTCTAATTTACCTTCAAATCTATCTATTGAAGCCTTGTTTTGTGTTGAAAGCCAATCTCTATAGGTCTGTTCTAATTGACGGTTTTGTTGGGTACGCATGACTAAGCTTTCTGGTCCAGCTTTTGGGTCTCCAGTTTTTATATTATTAAATAATTCAATTGCTTGCGCCCTTATATTAGACTGAGTGCCTCCCGGGCCTGCGATTGCATTAGCAATAATTAAACTGTGAACAAACGGGTCTTTAATTTTTCCTTCTTGAACCGCTTGATTAAATGATTGACTATCCGTAATACCCTGTTCCTGTAAAAGATTTCTAGATTTAGTAATAACATCTTCAGTTAATAAAGAAGACAACGTACCACTATCTAATAGCTCTAAAGCCTGTTCCTTTGTAGTAATACCTGTTAAATCAGGAGTTTCAGGAAAATCTGTTTCAACCATAGGCGCTGTAACATCTCGTACATCGCCTACCTCGGTATAATCTTCTAAATAACGTAGATCAAAACCAGCGTCGCTAATTTGTTGTCTAGCGGCAGGGAGATACTCTTCTGCTAATTTTTTTATAGCTTCTGCATCATTTGTAACTGTTTTCCATTCTTTTGAATTTCTTGTGAAAGACTCATTACCTTCTTTACTTTTCCAAAAATTGTATAAAACAGTTCCCGTAGGATATTTAATATTGTTTCCACTAACGGAACCATCAAGTATACCGGAAATTTGTGCTGTAATATTAGCAACACCGCCACCACCTTTTAATAAAGGTAATTTAGAGTCTCTTTTTCCTGCTTCCTTATTAATATCTTTAAAAACTTGTTGTTTTTCTTCTTTAAATTCAATGCCCCGTTGTCCTACTCTTGGATCGGGCGGTGGGGTACTTCCAACGTTTTGTTGGTTATATTGTTGTTTTAAATTTTCATCTATAGTGGTTTCCCACAAAGAAAGAACTTGCCCAAGAGAATCTGTTTGTGCGCCCGTGCCCGCTAAATCTGGATTAGTTTCTACTCGATCTAACTCATTTGTTAACTCATCCATAAGAGTATCAAAAGTAACTCCTGCTTTACCAGTGCCTGTAGGAGATAAACTTTCTTGCTCTTGAGTTAATATAGCGCCCGCTCTATAAGCTTCTGGATTACGCAACCTATTTAATTTATTAGCTCTTGCCCCTATCCATGACGCAACTTGTGACCCACTTAAAATAACTGCTTCGTCGTCGCTTGGATCAGAAGACCGGTTTCTTGTTAAAAAACTAAACACGCCATCTTTTCTTTTTATAGGAATGGTATAAGCCACATTATTTTTATCATTTAACCAAGCTTGTTTTTCTTCTTCCGAAGCATCTTGTAACGATGTAGGAAGTTTGTTTTTTACAGGAACTAAACTAGATATCTGCCCAACTTCTATCTTTCCTTTGTCCTCATATGCCCCAAGGAAAGACTGTACTCCCGCTAATAAAGACTGCCTTTCAGTCTCAGGGATTTTTTGTAGCTTTTGGTACCAATCTGGGGCGACCATATAACTGTTGGTATCTGAATTAAATTGGACGAGCCCAGACCCCTCAAATTCGTTTAATGCTCTGCTTGCATTTTCTGAGTCTAACGCAAGTTGGTTCATCTCCATTGTTTGTTGGGTTTGTCGATTTGCTAAACCCTGCCTATTAAATTGAGAAAAACTTTGTACTGCTGAAGTAAATGGATCTGCCATAATTTATATCCCAAATGCCATTAAAGCTAGTGAACCGAGTCCCGCACCCATTGACATCATTTGTGAGGAGTGTTGAGCTTTGGCGTTTTTGTAAGCTGCTTGTCTATTAGCAGCCATAGCTGAAGCTTCGCCAAGCCCAGATAAAGAGCTTCGGTTTACGCCCTGGCCAATATTTATTAAATCTGCTAACGTGCGCTGGTTAATTTCCCTTTGTTGTATAAGAGCATTATTTAGCCCCCCAGCAAGGTTTAATTGCGTCCCTCTTTGTAAAGCGCGTTGTTGTTCTTGTTGCTGTGCAGCACTTAAACCCGCTCCACCATATCTCTCAATATTTCGTTGTTGCATTTCTTTAGCAATTTGACCCTGTCTTAAAGAATCTTCTCTAGCTCTATCGGTTAAAGATGTGTCATCTTTTGCTGCAATCAAACGTTCTTCAAAAGGACGAAAATCTTTTAAATAATTCTCAAAATCGTCTCTAGTAATACCGGCATAAACTTTTTCTGGGTCTGCTACCTGAGGTAAACTGCTTATAGAAGAAATAGTTTTTTGCAGGGGTAAATTATCATATAGAGCCATAACTTATATCTCCGGAACATTCGATGTTGGGTTCATACCCAACCCGAAATAGTCTTGTATACCACTGTTCTTCAGCCGGTCTTTCATACTGCCACTCCCAAAGAAACCCTGACCATTAGATATATTTTTTGCGCCCTGTAATCCGAAAGTAGTTCCTAACTGAACACCTGCAGCTAAACGCGCGTTTCTAATAGTTTGTTTTGCTTTGGCTTCTTGTAATTGTTTTGTAGATTGAATCCTAGCAGCTTGCGCTAAACCGGATTGAGCCTCAGCAGCTTGACCTCTTGCGGTACCTAAGACCCCAATTTGTCTTTGTCTTTGAGCACCTAAAGCTTGTGCACTACCCTGTAATTGTTGTGCAGAAGCAGCGGAAGCTAAATCAGCGGCTTGATCAACAGAACGAGCTGCAGCTAAGCTAGGTCGACTGCTTAAAGCCTGCATAGTATCAGCTTGTGCTGTACCACGCGCTAGTCCTCCTAAATCTTCTTTCTCAGAAAGGTCCCGCATCTCTCGAAGCAAGGGTCCATACTTTTGATTAAAGTAATCTTTCTCTGCTTTGCTTACAGAAGCAAGTGCTTTCTCTTGTTCAGAAGCTTGAAAATTTTGTTTTTTTGGTTTTGAACTCATAATTCTTTTTTATAAACATAACTTGTTAATTCAAATCCGTGCTTCCGTGCAACCCTGGCCCATCCTGGTCTACTTGTGTGAAACTCTAATGTCTTCACATTTTTTTCTAGGGCTAGCTTATCTAAAAAAGTAAACCCTACTTCCCTATAATTATACTCTGGTTTTTGATAACTTGCCCAGATAAATAGCGTAGGTTCGCCACCTGGGTCTGCGATTAATGAGCAGATAACAAAGCCAACATATTTGTCAGCTTCATAAAACATATATAACGTAGCATTTTTATTACGTAATGCTAGATATATATCTGCTGGTATCCAATCAGAGTAACTTTTATTTCTTATGACATGTAGATCAGATTCAATTCTTTCATAAGCATACCGAATCTCATCTACAGGTATTTCTTCGACGGATATTCCATTAATAGTCGATCTCTGAACCATATCGCTTATACCTTTTACGCGGTGACAACCCTGTACCACGGTATTTAACTAATCTACGTACACCTAAATCACCGCTTCTTGCTCTTTGTTCTGCTTGTGTTACTTCTTGGTTAAACAAACCTAAATAATCTGCAGCTGCTTGTGAATCAGACCAATCTCTTCTTGGGATTCTAAGCAATCTATATAGAGCACCATAAATAATTCCGTCTCTATAATCATTTGAAAAATCAGTGCTAATATTGTTTGAGGTTCTAGTTGGTTTTAAAGCAACGCTTATTTGTAAACCATTTGTAACTGATGAATTAGGGACTGGTACAACCCAAAAAGTATCCGGGTTTTTTTGTAAGTAAACTTGTGGTAAAGCGGTTTTGTTTCTCCAGTCGGGATAGTTTAGTTCTAAACTTCTAGGACTAATTGGGTCTAAATCATCTCCATCATATGTCATCCAAAGTATTTGATGAACGTCTGTACCCGCAGGTTGATCAAACTCATACTCATAAACACCACTTATAGTTGTAATTGGATCTAAATCAAAAACATATGCTTTTGATCTTTCACAAAGTTCAATGGTTGCTGATCTTAAATTAGATTCAATTAAAGTATCCGGACAGTTTGGAACATAAGGTAAAACTTCTTTAACTAAGGAACTAAAATTTGCCATACTATACTCCTGGCGCCGGCATCATTGTTGGACCAGCGTTTCTGTCTGAATTTGGGTCAAGTATTATATCTGCGGAACCGCCGGTTCCAACGCTATTTAAAAATAATTGAAAATGCGTACCCGCTCTTTGTTGGTTTCCTGCATACTCAGCGTCTTTTAAATAAGCTCTATATAACACAAAATTTAAAATAGCATTTCCATAAGTATCTTCTATATCAATAGTGCTAGAAACAGAACTTAGATCAGTGGGTAATTTTGAGTATATTAGTTCAATATAAGCACTAGAGCCCGAAGCTACTCCCGGATATACATAAAACTTTTTAGGATCATCAGCGTCAAAAATATAATTTTTAATGATTGAACCATGCGCTGAAGAACCCGCTACTGTTGGATCATGCCAATCTGGTTCAATAGAGTTTAATAAGTCTTCTTCTACAATTCTAATTGCCTTAGAACCTGTCGCATCTGAAGCTGTCCCTGACATATTTCTAGTTATTTTAATAAGACGAAGTCCGCCGGAAGGCAACGTTTGTTCGGTTCCTGTTGACAACTGAACATTTAAATGTGTGGCAGTTGAGTCAGGTTTTATATTTGCAATCTCGCGTTGTGCATCATTAATATAAATTAATAATTCTGCATCAGTCCAACGAACACCAGAGCTATCTTGTAAGGTAAGTCTAGCTCTATCAATAATATTAGTGCCCGTTAGTGTTCCCATTATTTCTTAGTTGTTTTCTTCGCTGGTTTTTTAGCCGGCGCTTTTTTCGGTGTAGACTCTTCTACTTTAACCTCGCTAATTGATTCGCTTGGTTTTTGTTCTTTATTAAAATTAGGTTTAACTTCTGTACACCCTTCTTGTAAACAAAAAATTCCAATATCCATTCCAACTTCTTTTGGTACGCCAGCTTCCAATCTGATTGATGCGCCCCAGGTGGTTGATATATACCTGTCTATGTCTGATACGATGATCATAATTTACTCCTAAAAAAGGGGTGGCTCAAAATGAACCACCCACAAAAGCATACTTAGTATGCAACATCCAATCTAATAACACCAAAGTCTTCAACGCCACCATTGTAGTCGCTGTTGTACTTAGGCTTCTTAAGACCGAAGATTTTGCCAATAGAGATACCGTTTTGGTTCCCGTAGTCGAAGGTGTCTTCAACAATTTCAGGAAGTCCAATATCTGCCATAGCAAGAGCTTGTGCTCCACAGAATAAAGCAGCAGAACCGTTGATGTCAGCATCAGCGCCCCACTTATATCCAGCAGAACCGGCATTTGCAGATGTTCCAGTAAGAGCATTAGCAGTGTTAAACACATGTCTGAACTCATGGACCATAATGCCGTCAACCATCAAGCTTGAAGAACCTGAGAACAAGCTGTTGCTTGGTCCTCTGACTCCAGCATTTCTGACGTTAGCCAAGAAATCTGAATCAAGTTTAAGGTCAGCCATTACTTGTGGAGATACAAAAAGGTGATATACCTCTTCTCCACCAGCACCTCTTACGCCTCTGATATAGTTATCTTTAGCATAAGCTTTTAGAGCAACAATACATTCATAAGTAATGGTATCGGCTGCTTCTACAGCAGTTACGTCACCAGCTACTAAGCCTGAAGTTGCATCCCATCTTCTGTGTCTATTAGAAGTTGGTGCAGTTACATCACTTCCAAACGCAAGGTCGTTAAGATTTTGTCCTGAAGTCAAGACAGGTCTTAATGCACCACTGTTTTTAAGTGTGTAGTTAATACCAGAAAGCGATAAAAACGCTAATTGGTCAATACGATCAGCCATTGCATATGCAAGTGCGTCTCGTGAGTGCTCACGGAAATTAACAACTGATTTTTGATCAGCTAATCTACCCGCAAGTCTATTAGCAAATCTCAATTGATCAAGTTGTACAACGATGTCGTAGGCTCTTAAAGTCTCTTCATTTCCTTCGAGGGTGTTGTCTCCAACAATACCGTCACCAGTCATATCGGCAAGAAGTGTTATAACAGCTCTTGCTCCTTTTTCTGATTGGGTAAGTTCAGATATTCTCTGAACCATAGCGTTAGGTCCGCTACCCGCAAATTGGTTAATGAAGGACATGTTCCTAGCAACACGCCAAAAATCACGCGACCAGATAGTAAGCTGTTCACTGGTCAGTGATGAAAAGTTTGTGTTAGCCATGATGGCATCCTCCAAATTTAAGATTAAAGTTAAACTAACCAGTCGCTTTTCTGGGCCGACTATTTACCCGTATACCCTTTATCGTTGGGAAACGTTTTCGTGTTTTTACGGGCACGACCCCTGCCAGATTTACGCCATGGCAGGCGAAAACGTTGTTTTAGCAGAACGACCTGCGTCAAATATCGTTTTGACGGACGAATTACTTATATGTTATACCAACTATATACCAAAGTCACCACGCATTCTTCGCAAAGTTTCTTCTGGAAGCGCACTAAACTCATCGTCAGATAACGTATTTAAATTTATTTTTTTATCACCTTTAGCAGATTCCCCTTTCATTGTAGGTGGTTGCGACTCAGCAGCTTGTAGTTTTTTATTAATATTGGCTACTTTTTGCTTCTCAACAACTTGCTCATCTGCTTTTGGGGCTTGTTTTTCTGGTATAGGATTTAATAATTCTGGTTTTTTTGCTGCTAAAGTGTAATTAGTAGCTTTTTCTAGGGCATCTGGGCCTGTAAAACCTTGTACCATAAATGCATCACGCAAATCTAACACTTCTTGAGTCAAATCAGCATCAAAATTAGCACTGTTTTCATCTAAAACAGGATATTGGGCTTGTATTTCGTTTGCTTTTTGCTGTAAAGCGGTCATTTCTTGACTTTGTTGCACTGTTTGGCCCATTTGTTGTTGTACTTCAAACATAAATTGGGCTTTTTCAGCATTTCTGATCTCATTTCTAAGTTCTACAGCTTTTTCTGCTTCGCCATTTAATACTAATTCCTGATATTCAGCTTCTTTAGTTGCAAAATCATACTCTGGGAGTTCTTTTGCGGCCTCTTGTTTTGCTTGGGTTGCCTCATCTAGTTGTTTTTGTAGTGCTTTTTGTTTTGCAAGCACTTCATCTAACCTAGATTTTGGCACCATAGGCGCTTTTGGTTGTTCTATTTCTTGGGAAACGTTTTCATCGCTTCCTTCAATTGGTTGAATATCTGGTTGTGCATCTGCTTCGCTGTTTTCATCCATTCCTTCTTCGCTAACAGCTTCTGGCTCTGCAGGTGCTTCTTCTTCCTCTGATGTTTCAGGTTCTTTTTCAGCAACTTCTTCTTCTGCAGAAGCGTCAGTTTCTTCCGTGACTTCTTCATTATCAGATTCCTCTTCTTCTACTGTTTCAAAATTAAGGTCCACTTCAAACTTAGTGTCCTCCTGTTTAATGGGCTCACCTCCCGGCATAGCGTCCATAATCATTTCATTGGTTTCTTCTTTTTTAGCCATTTTATCTACCTCCTTGGTTTGGTTTCATGGCGACTGATGCTAATTTAGCGGCAGCCTGGGTTTCTGTTTGACCTCTTCTCATGTCATTGGTCATCGACGACAATCTTTCACGTAAATCTAATTCTTCACGTTTCATTTCCAACTTACTCTGCAGTTCAGCTACTTTAAGCTGTGGGTCTGCTTCGGTTGATTGTGTTTTAGCTACGTTCAATGCTGTCTCAGATTGAAGTCTAGTTACTTCTGCTTCTAGTTTAGCAATTTCTAATTGCGTACTTCTAATCTGTGATTCCATTTGGAACTGTTGCAACTGTGCTTGCTCTGGAGTTGGAGGCGCTGTACCTTCAAGTTGTCTTATTCGATCTGCTACCATAGCTTTCTTCGCAAGATGCGAGTATTCAACAATTAAATCATTTGGCACAGGCACGCCTGCTTTTCTAAGTTCAATAGCTTCTGCAAACTGAACTTCATCAAAATTATCTCTTGCTGGAGCATCACTAATAACTACGTCATATTCACCTAAGGTTAAATCATTAATAATCCTACCTTCTGGTGTCATTTGGTTTACAACCAGTGGGACCCTTTGTTTGTAAGGATCAGCTTCGTCTGTAATTTGAATGATACGTTCTTCTGTATAATAACTTTGTACTAAGTTTAGTATTTTTTCTGCTAAATAGTGTCGTGTTTTCTTTAGGTTATCTAAAGGTACTTGAATCATTAAAACACCGCGGTTCTGTTTTGCTTGAATTGCAATACCAGAAACCTCTGGACTATCTGTCCCCAACATGGCATCAGATATACCACTTATTGTTTTAATATTTGCTGCCGCTTTTTGGCTTATACGATCCAGACCGGTGGGAATCTGGTTTGGGGGGATCTTACTTGGGGGAGTAGAGCCTCGATTAAACTCGAGGACTAAACCAGTTTCCGCACCGTGTTCTTCTAAATCATCTGCTGTCATTCCTGTAAGGGAACCTGACTCAACTACCCAACCACTGTTTGCGGTTGTATTTACAATGTGTAGTTCTTGAGATGAAATTTTGTTTAGTTGTTCTTGTGGTGAAATTAAATTTCT